GGTTCCTGCTGCGCGGCCAGGCCACGATCGAGCCGTACGCCGGTAACCAGGGCGACGGGCCCAGCTACGGCCCGCCGGTCACCATGCCCGCGTCGATCGCCGGGTCGAAGATGATCGGCGGTACCTCGTCCGCTGACTCCCGGGCCGGGGACCGGGCGGCCGGCGTCCAGTACAAGGTGATCATGGCTGCGGGCGTGGACATCCAGCCCGGCTACCGGCTCACGGTCGACGGCCAGCAGATGACGGTCCGGTCCGTCACCAACCCGGGCGGCCCGGTCGGCGGGCACCTCGAAGTCGTGGGGGACACGCGGTCATGAGCATCAAGGTCAAGGTGAAAGTGGACCGGCGCGCGGCCACGATGCTGCGCGGCCGGATTGCCATGGTCGCCGGTCTGCACGAGGTCACTGAGCATGTCCTGGCCGAGGCCAACAAGACCGTCCCCCTCGAAACCGGGACGCTGCAACGGTCCGGGTTCACCGAGGTTGACGGGAAGACCCTCGAAGGCCAGGTCGCCTACGACACCCCGTACGCGGTGAAGCAGCACGAGGACCCGGACCTGCGGCACGACCCGCCGCGGCGGGACCACTGGCTGGAACGGGCCGCCGACGAGCAGCAGGCCAAGCTGACCGCCTACATGGCCAAGCGGGTCCGGGACGCCATGGGCGGCTGACTGCCACCCGTCCGGCCACGCTGAGCGGGTTATTTGACTGGGGCTGGCTGCGGTTCCCGTTCTTCAGCGGGCGCTTAGGTGTAGATGGCCAGCAGCGTCGGGGGCGGCAATCCGGCGCACATCTGAACGTACGCCCTGCCTGCCACCGCTGGCCGCACGCTGGCGGCGTGATGCACACGGCCGCGTTCGCCTGGTACCTGGACGGTGCCGGGCTGGTCGTGTTCGGCCGGGACGGCGCCGACTGCTTCCTCGAAGACGCACCATCCGAAGTGGCCAACGCCGTCGAGATCATCTCCCAGCCGGGTGCTGAGCCGGTCCCGGTCCGGGACGGCTACGACTCCCCGGACTTCCAGCTGATCGTCCGGGCGGACGGCACCCAAGGGCAGGCCCGGCAAGGCTACGAACGTATCTGCGGGCTGCGGGACGCGCTGTGCGGCCTGCACAACATCACCCTGGCCGAGGGCACCCCGGACGAGGTCCGGGTTATCTCGGTGATCGCGAAGACGGCGGCCCCGGTGTCGCTCGGCAAGGACAGCGGCGGCCACCATCGCTGGTCGGTCGCGTTCCGCACGGAAATCCGGCACGTGACCCCGCTGCGGGTCTGACCAAAGGAAGGGCCTGCTGTGGCTATCGAACGGATGCTCGCCCGCGACGTGTTCTCCTCGGTCGCGATCAACACCGGCACCGAAGAAGTCCCGGTGTGGACGGAGATCGGCGGCATCACCCAGGTGACGCCCGACACGAGCTCGAACATGGTCGACGACACCGACTTCCAGGACGCCGGGTGGCAGAAGCAGAAGATCGCCCAGCGGGGCAAGTCGCTGAAGCTGTCCGGCAACTACCTCGAAGACCCCGACTCCGGTGAGCAGGACCTGGGTCAGCAGGCCCTGTTTGCGGCGGGGGACATGGTCGGTTACGACTCCACGGTCATGTTCAAGACCACGTCGATCGGCGGCGGTGAGACCGCGTTCGAGGCGATCGTCGAGGCGTCGTGGGGTGGCGGCGGCAACAACGACAACGGCACGTTCGACGCGACCCTGACCGTCAACGGCCAGACCACCTACACCCCGGGCACCTGACCGGGCCAGTCACCCAATCACCTGAGGAGCCCCAAGCGATGGCTGATGACCTGTGGGATTTCGACGCCGGCTGGAACGAAGCGGATGCGAAACCGCTTCGGATCCGGTTCCTGGGCCGCGAGTGGGAACTCCCCGCGGACGCCCCAGCCGACGCGGTCCTGATGATGGACCGGGCGATGGCCGCTGTCGGGAGCGGCGACGAACAGGCCGCTGCCGCGATCCTCGAACAGGGTGGCCTGTCGATCGAGGGCCTGGCCCGGAAGTTCGTCGGCGACGGGATCGTGGATCAGTGGCTGGCGCTGAAGCCTGGTTCCCGGCAGCTGGCCATGGTGGTCCGGCAGCTGACGGACTACTACCGGGGCAGCGAACGGCCCGGCCAGCCGGACGAGGACGCGGCCCCAAATCGCGAGGCGCGCCGCGCGGCCGCGGCGCAGGAGCGGAAGAAGCCAGCGGCGAAGTCCCGGTCATCTTCCGCTACTGGGCGGCGCTAGAAGCCGACTGGACGCGGGAGTACCGGGCGGACATCTACCAGTGGTGCCGGGCCAACTCGTGGCGGAAGTTCCGCACCTACGTGGCGAACCTGTCGCCGTCGTCGGCGTTTGTGGCCCGCAACGACGCGGACAGCACCGACGAGCACGGGCGGCGGGTGACCCGCCGGAAGGTGACCGACCCGGACGAGGCGGACCGGATCATGCGCGCTTGGGCAGGGGGGTGACGGCATGCTCAAAGTAGCCGAATTGGTATATTTGTTCACCGGGGACACCAAGCAGCTCGACGCCGCCTACGCCCGCGCCGACGCCGGGGCCGAGAAGTCGGCCGGGGTGGCCAGGGAAGCCGGGCGGCAGATCGGCGGGGCGCTGGCCGGTCTCGGCCTGGCCTACACGGGCGCTGAGGCGATCAAGATGGCCGTGAACTTCCAGACCGCCATGACCAAGATCCAGACACAGGCCGGGGCGAGCAGCTCGGACGTAAAAATCCTGTCCAAGCAGATCCTCGGCCTGGGCGGGAAGGTCCAGCAGTCGCCTGAGCAGCTCGCGGATGCCATGTTCCACCTGAAGTCGGTGGGCATGGACAACGCGGCGGCGATGAAGGCGCTGAAGGCGTCCAGCGATCTCGCCGCGGTCGGCGGCGCGAACCTCGAAGACACCGTCAACGCCCTGGCCGGGGCGTGGCGGTCCGGGATCAAGGGCGCCTCCGACTTCGGCACCACCGCCGCGACCGTGAACGCGATCATCGGCGCCGGCAACATGAAGATGAGCGACCTCACCGCCGCCATGTCGTCCGGCATCTTGCCCGCGGCGAAGACGTTCGGAGTGTCGTTCAAGCAGGTCGGTGCGGCCCTGGCCCTGATGACGGATGAAGGCGTACCTGCTCAGCTCGCGGCGACCCGGCTGCGGATGACGCTGTCCCTGATGGGTGCCCCGTCGACCACGGCGGCGAAGGCACTGGCCTCGATCGGCCTGACCTCCGATCAGCTCGGCAACAAGATGCGGTCCCCGGGCGGCTTCATCTCGGCCGTACAGCTGCTGAAAACCAAGCTGGAAGCGTCCGGCCTGTCGGCCACCGACCAGGCGGCGGTGATCTCCCGGGCGTTCGGCGGCGGCGAATCGTCGGCGGCGATCATGACGATGCTGAACAACGTCACCGTGCTGAAAGGCAAGTTCGATCAGATCAACGGGTCGGTGGGCAAATTCGGCGGCGCGGTCGCGGCCCAGCGGCAGACCGCCCAGGCCCAGTTCGCGCTGCTGAAGTCGGCGGCCGAGTCGCTCGGCATCAAGGTCGGGACCAGCCTGCTGCCGCCGATCACCAAGTTCGTCACCTACCTGACCAGCACCGTCGTGCCCGAAATGAAGAAGTTCGGGCACGTCGCCGGGGATGTCCTCGGCCCCATCGCGGGCTGGCTCGGCAAAGAAGGCCTGCTCGGGCCGCTGGTCACCCTGGCGGCCACCCTGCTGGCGCTGAAGAAGCTCGGCGTCATCAAGCTGGGCATGAAGCTGACCGGCCGGGGCGCGACCGCGGTCGAAGGCGGCGGGATGCAGACCGCCGCGGACACGATGGTCACCGCCGCGGCGAACATGCAGCGGGCCGCCGACACGATGGTCGGCGCGGAAACGGAGACCGGCGCGTCAGGCGGGGCCGGGGCGGCCAAAAGCGCAGCCGGCGGGGTGCTCGGCACCAGCATCACCATGGGTGAGCTTGTGCCCGTGGTCGCTCTCGCCGCCACGGCCGCGTTCGGCTTGTCCAAGGTGAAGACCCCCGGCGGCGGGTCGCTGCTGTCCCCGAAAAAGTCCGACCTCGGCGTGGGCGGGAACTTCTGGAAGCTGCTGTTCGGCGGCTCGAAACCGCCAGCGGCGAAAACGCCATCCCCGAGTCTCACCGGCCAGAAGCCCCTCCCGGCCGCCAAACAGCAGTCGTCCGGGATTCTCGGGGGCGACTGGAACGCCGCCTACCAGTCGTTTTTCAACGGGTTCGCCTCCCCGGTCGCGCATTGGTTCACGGTCAGCCTGCCGAACGCGGTCGGTGATATCGGCCGGTTCTTCTCCGGCCGGTGGGACTCGGCCTACCAGTCGTTTTTCAACGGGTTCGCCTCCCCGATCTCCAGCTTCTTCACCAACGCCATCCCCAACGCCCTGTCCAGCGCCGTTTCCGGGATCAGCTACTACCTCGGCCACTCCAACTTCGGGCAGCTGATCACCAGCGGGCTCGGCGGTGGCCTGGCTAGCGGCGGCCAGCAGATCCAGCACTGGCTGTACAAGGACATCTACCAGCCGGTCGTCGGCTACTTCGCCGGGGCTGGCCGGTGGCTGTGGTCGGAAGGCTCGGCCCTGGTCGACGGCATCGGCGGTGGTATCGGCGCCGCGGCCAAGGGGGTCGGCGGCTGGCTGTACCGGGACGTGTACCAGCCAGTCCAGGGCTACTTTTCCGGCGCCGGGTCGTGGCTGTGGCAGCACGGCAAGAACCTGGTCGGCGGGCTCGGCGGCGGCATCGCGACCGAAGCCAAGTCGATCGGCGGCTGGCTGTACGCGGACATCTGGAAGCCCGTGACGGGCTACTTCTCGGGTGCCGGGTCGTGGCTGTACGGCCACGGCAAGAGCCTGATCGTGGGGCTGGGCAGCGGCATCGGGGCAGAGGCCCGCTCGGTCGGCGGCTGGCTGTACTCCGACATCTACCGGCCCGTCACCGGCTACTTTTCCGGCGCCGGATCGTGGCTGTGGAACCACGGCCGGAACGTCATCTCCGGGCTGTACAACGGCATGACAGCCGGTCTGGGCAACGCGAAAAAATGGGTTGGCCAGCACATCTTCAACCCAATTAAGAATGCGATCATAGACCTGTTCAAGATCCAGTCGCCCTCTAAAGTGATGCACGGTCTTGGCACGCACGTCATGACCGGTTTTATCGGAGGACTGCTTAAAGGCAAGTCCGGCCTGCATGGCATCATTAATTCGATCTTCGGCGGAGCCACTAAAGCCATTG